ACTTATTGGTGCAGCCAAGTCAGCGGCCGCAGCTGCAGCCAGCGGAATCACAGATGCAATCACAAGTCCTGTAGAAACATTCAATCAATTAGCTGGTAGTATTTCTAAGTTTAGTGAAGATCCAAACAGTATTTTAAAATCAGTTCAATTTACCCAGCCAGAATTAAAAACAGTTGGAACAATTTCATTATATATTCCAGAAACAGTAAATTTTACATATGCAGCTCAATATGACAAATTAAGTTTAGCGACCGCAGCACAACAAACACCTATTATTGGCAAAGCGGCCAAAACTGTTTTGGGAGCCATTAATTCAGGACCAGCTAAATTACTACTAAGAGGTCAAGGTTACGCTTTTAACCCACAACAACAAATTTTGTTTGAAGGTATTGATTTTAGAACTTATCAGATGGCTTTTACATTTACACCATATTCAAAACAGGAAGCTGCAACAGTAGAAAAAATTATTAAACTATTTAAAGTTCATGCCGCTCCTCGACTGGCTACAGGTTCAGCTGGTATGTTTTTTGTACCTCCTTCTATTTTTACACCAAAATTCTTTTTTAATGGCCAAGAGAATAAAAAAATTAATAAGATAACCAAAAGTGTTATAGAAAATATAGATGTAAATTATGCGCCAAACGGTTTCACCACTCAGTCTGATGGTGCACCAACTCAAATTCAATTAACTATTAATTTTAAAGAAATCGAACTCTTGACAAGAGATAGAATAGAACAAGGATATTAAAATGCAATATTTTAATACATTACCAAAAATTATAAAAACGGATGCAAATCGTAATTCTGTTATTATGACCGATTTGATGGCTCGGTGTTCCATTATACCTGAGATATTAAAAAATCCAATGGTATTTTATGATTATGATATACAGGATAGCGATACACCTGAAATTGTTGCATACAAATATTACGGTGATTCTTATCGGTATTGGGTGGTGTTGTTTGCAAATCAGATTACAGATCCACAATGGGACTGGCCACTTAATTCTAATGACTTTGATGCTTACATAACAAATAAGTATCCATCATTTAATCCATACTCAACTGTGCATCATTATGAAAAAAATATTACACAGTATGATACAAATACTTTGACCACAACATTGAAAAATATTGTTATTGACCAGGCCACATATAACTCGTTGGTCACAGGAACACTTACATATACATTACCAACAGGAAATGTAGCGATTACAATTGAAAAATCTGCTGTATCATATTATGATTATGAATTAAATTTAAATGAATCAAAGAGAAGTATTAGAATTTTAAATTCTGCTTATGTTGACCAATTAGAAAAACAATTTACTGATTTGATGGCTGCTTAAAATATGGCTGAAATTGACCAAAATATTTACACCGATGTAGAAAATCCTGGTGCATATTATCCTCAAGATTATTCTTTAGAATCTATTAATTTTTTAACAGGTTCTGGCCAACGATTTGAAATGAAAAAGTTGTTAATAGAATTATCATATTATGAAGATATCTATAGTTTTTCTGTGTCTGGTTATGTCACTATTGTGGATGCTCAAGGATATATTGAGCTGTTGGATTTAACAGGAAATGAATTTGTTGAAATAACCTTTGCCAAAACTAAAAATGCTTCAAATACAAATAAACAAGTATATCGAGTATATAAAATAGGAGATAGAAAACCTGTTGGTAATTTAAACTCCGAATATTATACATTTTATTTTTGCTCAGAAGAATTATTATTATCAGAACAAACTAAGATTAGTAAGTCATATAAAGGTAAAGAGATTGATAAGGTTATTACTGATATATTAGTCGATAAATTAAAAGTAAAAAAAGAGAAGCTACGAATCGAGAAAACAAATGGTATAAATGATTTTATTGTGCCTCGTTTCAAACCTTTTGAAGCAATCAGTTGGTTGTCAACGTATGCAAGGCCTAAAGGTACAGGTGAAATTGGTGCTGATATGTTATTTTTTGAAACAAAAGACGGATTTAATTTCCGTTCTTTGCAATCTATGTTTAAAGATAACATTTATACCACATACAAATATCAACAACAAGGTATAGAAGATAAGACACAATCATTTCAAGAAAAAACAATAAGTGTTTTGGATTATGAATTTGTTAAAGTTTATGATATGATGAACGATGTTAATTCTGGTACTTTAGCAAATCGACTCATATCTCTTGATACGATGGCTAGAACAAGTAAGGTTACAGATTTTAATTACCTCAAATACAAATCTCAGGCAAAAACATTAAATCCTGGTAGTCCAACAAACTCATTAAAAAATAGATTAGGTTTGACAAATGCTGATTCATACAACGCCTCATTTAAGGTGGCTACTAGTAATGCCTTTCAACAAAATCAGCCATATATAAAGCAGGCAGTTAATGGTGGAGTTGCAAAAGATATTGCAATTGAAACATATGTGCCAAATAGAACTGCTCAAATTTCATTGGCAAACTATACTGTGTTAAAAATTAAAATACCTGGTGATTCAGGAATTACTGTTGGTCGAACAATTAACTTTAATTTACTAACTTTAAAACCAACTACAGAAACAAAAGGATTGGATGAATTTTACTCCGGTAAATATTTGGTGACTGCTGTAAGACATATTATACAACCAACAGCATTTCAAACTGTTCTTGAAATTGCAAAAGATAGCACACCGAAACCATATAGTGGTATTAACAATGATTCTGGTATTTGGCAAAATACAGTTAAATTATAATGGAAAATTTTTTAGGAAAAGATGGTTTTACTTGGTTTATCGGTGTAGTTGAGAACCGAGTAGACCCTTTGGGTATGGGCAGATGTCAACTTAGAATATTTGGTTGGCACACAGACAATGTAAGTGAATTGCCTGTAACAGATTTACCGTGGGCTCAACCAATGTATCCAATTAACAATTCAAAATCATTTTCAGTACCACGATTAGGTGATTGGGTGGTGGGATTTTTTATGGATGGCGATTCAGGCCAAGCACCAATCATGATGGGCGTTTTACCAGGAATACAAAAATAAATGGCAGATATTAATCCTTTACCAGAAACAGCGCCAGTAGTTATTAAAACTACAGGTGTTACAGAAACAAATAAACCGGTTGCACCAAACACTGGTGATACACCACAATCAGGTAATCCAACACAACCACAACTGTCAGCTGGACTCATACAAAATACAGGCATTGCAGTTTCAAACAATAATCGGTCACACGCTTGTGATACAACTTTATTTGTTCGTAGAAATGTTTCTTTAGCTGCAATATTTGAACCTACAATCACAGCCATTCGTACAATTATTAAAGAAATTTTAGCGGCTCTTGGTATTTCACCAGGATCAAATGCTATAATTGAGCAAATTAAAACAATTAAAAGGTACGTTGACGATGTTACAAGACTTTTAAACAAAGTACAAAAAGCACTTGATGCTTTGGTTACTGTTGTTAAAAAAATCAATGCATTAATTAGTTATATTTTAAGTTTACCTGCTCGTTTGTTGGCATTATTTGCAAATTGTTTAAAAGAATTATATGCTGAACTTAGTGCACAATTCACAGACATTGTAAAAGCTAGCACTGGCACAAGTAATAATGGTGAAAGTGTTGTTCAAGAAGCTCAATCACTATTGAAATCTACTGGATCATTAGTCACAACAGTTGTTTCAACAGCGACACAGGTTACATCTTTACCTGCAACAACATTAAGTTCTATTATGAATCCGTCTGGCACCACACTAACAGATACTCAAGCTGCAAATTTGGCTTCTGAATTATATTCAACTTTTGATACTACTAAAACATACGAAATGGCATAATGGCAGAATTAATAAAAGAACCACCAACACCAGAAGGTGTTTTTGCATGGACTGAACCAGCATCGGCTTATAACGCAAAATATCCTTACAATAATGTAATGCAAACTGAATCTGGTCATTTTCAGGAGTTTGATGATACTCCTGGAGCTGAACGTATTCGTACACAACACCGTTCAGGCACATATACAGAGATTCGGCCAGACGGAACCGAAGTTCATAAAGTTATGGGTGAAGGATATGAAATCACCGTATCAAATAAAAAGGTTTTAGTACAAGGCTTTTGCACAGTAACTATTGAAGGTGACTCTGTTTTAGAAGTTAAAGGTAATTGTACACAACGAATCAAAGGAAATTTTGAACAATTAGTCGAAGGTAATTATGATTTGGTTGTCAAGGGTGAAACAAATATATCTTCTGGTGGAGATATGGGTGTGCAAGTATTGAATCCAATTTCTGGCAGAATTTCATTTTTGGCTGGCGATGTGATTCAAGTAAACTCTGACGTTTCGGTGAGTGGTGCAATTGAAGGAGATTCGGTGCATTCAATAGGTTCCGTTACAGCTGGTACTGGTATTCATGCCGGCATTCCAGGATCAGCAAATCCGGTCGCTGGAATAACTACACTAGGAGGCATTAACGCTGGCGTACCTCCGCCCACTCCAACTGTTCCTGGAGTGGTTAACGCTTCAGTTTTAGTTACTGCACCAGTAGTTGTTGGTACTGTTGCTGTATTTGGTGGATTATTATTAGATCCGACTGGTGGTGCACCTATAATGAGAATCATATACAATACACATATTCATCCTACACCAAAAGGTCCTTCTGGTACACCTATTACTTTTATGCCTTGAATAAAATATTATGACAATATTTAACAGATATCAACTAAATTTTGATACATCACGATTTGGTGATGCAGACAACTTATCACCTAACGCTAGTAATACTATTAATTTAATTGCTAGTAGTTCCGGAACAATATATCCTTGGCAAGCCAATTGTATTGCATCTGGCCCAATTGTGAGAGGTGATTATCTTCAGAATCCAACCACTATTAATACTAACTCTATGTTGGTTAGTGTAGCAAATATAGCAATTAATTCTTTGGCTGTGTCAAATGCAAACACTCAATTTACAACTGTATTTGCATATGCCAATAATTTAATTATTTCATTGAATTCTTTTCAATCACATACTGATAATATTTCAGGTTTAAATATTGTAAAAAGTCCTGATGTTCCATCATATGACTATTCTTTTAACACTGGCCAAATTTCTTTAATTAATTTAGCCAAATTTAATGAACCTCAACCAAATACTGATATCATATTAGGTTCCTTTACTAGCCTTTTTATACCTGATATTTTAAAAGCTAATGATGAACAACTACAAATTTTTAATACACAATTATCTAACAGTATAGCAATAGGCACAGATGAATATGGAAATACATACTATTATAGTACCTTGACTGGTTCACAAGTAGCTAATTTAGAAAATTATATTTCTTCAACAACGTCAATTTTAAACACCAGAAGAACACAAGATTGGAATTTTCATCAAAATTCTATGCAAATTTTAGAAGATGAAGCTTTTATGCAACAATTTAGTAATTTAGGTGGAACGCAATCTTATCTATTAAATAATATTATTGGGGCTCCAAATTTAGTTGCAAACTTAACATCAAATATCACATAATGACCACATATACATTACCTTTATCTTCAAATACAATTGATTTATTGGCCAATTCATCTGGTTATAATGTTCAGACTGATGGAGTTTATTTTCCTGGTGACGTTATTTTAACAACAAATTTATCTGATCCTTTACCTTTTGATTATTATGATATATTAGCAGCAAACGCATATAATTTAGCCATTACACTTGCTGGAGGTTCTTCAGTTGACAATGTAGCTCGACAAATAGCTTTATCTGCTCAAGCTAATACAGTTATTATACAAGGTGTTAATGCTACACAGAATACAAATATCACCACATTACAAGGTGTAAACACAACACAGAACACTACTATTAGTTTGGCATATGATCGTGCAAATACTTCTATCAATACCGTATTTGGTACCTCTGGTTCAGTGATAACATCTAATGGTAGAATAATATTTCAAAGCACAAATGGTGTTACGGTAGTTGGATCCGATACATCTTTAACAATTAATACACCACAAGCACTGCGAACATCTGATTCTCCTACTTTTGCAAGCCTTTCATTGACATCTCCTCTAGCATTGTCGCAAGGAGGAACTGGTGCAACATCATCCAGCAGTGCTTTAACTGCTTTATTACCAACAGGAACAACAGCTGGTTATGTGCTGACAACTGGTGGTCCAGGAACATATTATTGGGCTCCAGGAGGAAGTGGAGGTGGCGGCGGTGCAACACCAGGAACAACAATTAATTCTACACGTTTAACATATACAGCAAATGGAACCGGATTTTCTTATACGACACCAACTTATACACCAGGTTCTTCACAATTAAGAATTTATTTTGATGGTGTTCGTCAGTTTGCATCAGAATATACAGAAACAAGTAATACAATAGTTACTTTTTCTTCTTCTCCACCATCAGGTACTGCCATATTAGTTGAAGTAGACGGGTTTATTGACAATCCTTATTATGCCAATAATATTACATTCACTGCGCCTTTTGGTAGTATTGATTCTTCGGCAAATACAATTCAGTTGGCAATTCAAGATTTAGAAACTCGTAAAGCAACTTTGGCAAATCCATCTTTCACAGGCGTTGCATTATCTTCAACTCCTTCTGTTAGTACCAGTAATACACAATTAGCAACAACAGGTTTTGTTCACACATTGGTGAATTCAGGAATAACTTTTTCACACAGTATTACAGGAGTAGCTGCATCCGCTACTTCTGCTACTTCTGCTACTTCTGCTACTTCTTTAATTCAAAACAACAATTATCGAATAAATTCTTTGGGTGTAGGCACAGCGTCATCTAACGTAGCTGGTGAAATTCGTGCAACCAATGAAATCACTGCTTTTTATTCTTCTGATGAGCGACTTAAAGAAAACATAAAAAAAATTGATAATGCTCTCTATAAACTACGCAAAGTGCGTGGCGTTGTGTTTGATTGGAAAGATGAAGTTATTGAAAAACGAGGTGGTGAAGATAATTATTTTGTAAGAAAACATGATACAGGAGTAATTGCACAAGAGGTTGAACAAGTACTACCTGAGGTGGTTGCAATTAGAGAAGATGGATATAAAGCAGTTCGTTATGAAAAACTTGCTGGTATTATTATTCAAGCGATTAATGAATTGGCTGATGAAGTGGAAGAAATAAAAAAAAGGTTAAAGTAAAATGGCATTACCGGCAAGTGGTGCAATACGAATGGGTGGTGATATTGGTGTTGAATTAGGTAACACAGCAACATCAATGATATCTTTAGGTGCCACAGCACCACGAACATTGGCTGGCGTACCATCAGGTGCAATTCGTGTTGCTGCTGATTTTTATGGTAAATCTAGTGCACAATCATTTACTATAACTACAAATCAACAAGAATTAAATTTGAGAACATACCTATTAGCAAATGGTTGGAATGGTGCTTCTCAAGCTTTAGTAACAATTAATCCTAGTGTATATATTTGGTCAGATAGTATCAGTACAGCTGCTTTGACTATAACAGGCTCTTTTCCTGGCGGCGTTCAAATAACAAATAATGGATACATTATTGGTAAAGGTGGCACCGGTGGTTTTAATTATTATCAAAATTCAGACACAAGTGGTAGAATTGGCCTATCAGGCGGTCCAGCAATTTCTTTAGGAGTTAATGCAACCATAATCAACAACTCTGGTGCGTATATTGCTGGTGGTGGAGGAGGTGGAGGTGCAGGCGGATTTTATAGTCCAAGTGTTGGCAGCGCAGCTGGTAGTGGCGGCGGCGGTGCAGGAGGCGGCAACGGCGGATTTTCACAACGGCAGAGCTTTTTAGGACCTACATCGGGCGGTGTTGGTGGATCAATAGGCACATCTGGTTCTAATGGAACTCCGGGTGACGTGAACTCCGGTTTTGGCACCGGTGGTGGTGGTGGAAGAATTCTTCCTGGTACTGGTGGTATTGGCGGATCTGGAGGCCTTGGTCAAAATGGCTATGGCAGAGGAGGTGGCGCAGGAGGTGGTGGCGGCCGTGGAAATTGGGATGGTAAAGATGGAAATCCAACTGGTGTAGGGGGAACAGGTGGAAGCGCAGGTGGTGTAGGAGGAAATTCAACAGTTGATCTAAACCCAGATGTTGATTATGACACCTCTGGGAATGGTGGTGGCGGTGGTGGTTGGGGAGCTTCTGGTGGAACTGGCACACAAGGAGTTAGTGGGCCGTCACCAGGCGCTACATGGGCTGGTGGTTCAGGTGGCAAAGCAATTGCATTAAATGGAAATGCAGCAACAAGAAGTGGTTCAGGTACAACATATGGAGCGGTAAGTTAATGAGAACAATTTATAAAATATTAAATCCAAGCATTGGATCATATGAAACATGTGATACAGAAGAAGAAGCTAACAATAAAGCAAAAGAAATTGCTTGGCAATTTTATCTTTCTAATACACATGAAAATCCTATATCCAAAGTTACAGTTACGGATGAAGGTTATGAAATTTGGCCAGGAACAAATGAATGATAAACATTTTTTCACCAGGCTTTTTATTACAAAATTCTTTTTTTCAAGAATGTGGAATTAATTTACATTCTAATACTTCCATCAGTTCGGATTTTGTAATATTTAACGAAAAAAGTTTACAACAATTCAATGATTATTGTGATGTGTATTCTATACCCAAAAACAATGCCAAACTTTTAGATAAATTTTTAGTAAATACAATCTATCAAAAATATGGTTTAAGTATTCCAAACACGGTGAAGCCTGTTACTATTCAAGACATACAAAATATTAATTGGGCCGGTGATTTAATATTGAAACCAGTCATTTCTTATGGTGGTCGTGGATATGATTCGAGTCCAGTTAGTCAAATATCTTATAAAAAAATAACTAAACAAACATTATTAGAAGTCATAGAAATGGATTCTAATTTTTGGCCCAATCAACAAACCGACAAACATTATATTATACAAGAATTTATAGAACCTATTGAAAATACCAATCATGAAGTTTTGATTCTATATGGTGCAATAAATGGTGCCGGTGATGTTTATAATGCCAATCCTTCAGTAGGAAATAAATTAATTAACAGTTTTGGTTTTTCTACCAGTGTTAATACTTGGTGTCAAGAAAATTTAACCGATGAAATTTTAAACATTCAAAACAAAGTAAATACAATGTTGGTTGATGAAGGTGTTCGAAATGCATTTTATAATATACAATTTATAAAAAAAGAAAATAATTTTGTAGCTCACGATTTTCAATATCGATTTGGTTATCAAGAGTTGGCACTATCTAATAGTTTTAATCATAGAGATTATTTGTTAGATTTAATTAAATTTACTTTTGGTATGAGTGATAAAAAACCCGTGCAACCGTTCGTAACCGCTATGAAGCTTAGTGGTGTAAAAACATTTTCTTCAGGATCAACAAAAGAAGAAGCTTTGGCTGGTCTATCAAATGAATAAAATATTTTTATTATTGTTGTTTGTTTGTAATATTGTACACTCACAAACCATATACACTTCAGGAGACCATCAAAGTAGGGTATTAAAAGAAATATTTTTTCCTGAATTCACACTTCAATCCGTACCCGGCGCAGAAGGTACATTTGTTTGGAAAAATCTTCTAAAAGATAAAGACTCAATTGCAATAACAATACCTACTTCTACACACATTCTTCCACTTTTTACTAATCATCTACCTGATGACCCAACAAAAGAAGCTGAATTATTAGCTGTGTTAACGACCACTAAAATGGGAATTTATGTGAGTACCAAATCTTCAATAAATTCTATAAAAGATTTTCAAATAAAACAATACACAATAGGAAGTGTGGGTGAAAAAGGCCTTTGTGGACTAATGTTAAACACAATTGCACAAAACTATAAATTTAAATATATTCACGTTCCATATAAAACTCCTCAACAAGCTCGATTTGATTTATTGGGTGGACATATAGATGCTCATTGTACTGCAACATCTATAGGTAGTGAATATATTAAAAATAACGATGGAAAATTAATTTATACAATGGACAAAGATTATGGTGTAATTGTTCGTACTTATGTTTATGCAAATAAAGAGTTACCAAAAGAAACTAAAGAACAAATTACAAAATCAATTACTAAAAAATTAAGCGAACAAGAAGAACTAATGATAAAAAATATCAATCTAAATCTTGATATAAATATTGGAGAAAAAGCAGTAAAAATTTTTAATTCTGAAAGAATATTTTGGCAATCTATAAAAGGTAAGTGAAATGAAAAAATTATTAACAGTTATTTTTGGTTTATTTTGTACGTCTGCTTTTGCAGAAGTTAGTGTTAAATCGTTGTCTATTGGTGGTGAAACAGGATTTGTTAAATTTACAAGTGGAACAAATTTAAATAAAACATCAACTTCACAGAGTTTGGCGGTAGGTGTGGTTTATACCAATAATATGACATTGGATTTAAGAGCTGTAACTCAGCAACAAGACACTAACGGAACAACAAATTATGGTAATCCTTTATCATATCAAGAAATTGGTTTAGGACAAAGATATTCAGTAGGATTGACAAATGTGTATGGAAAAGCATATCTTCAACAATGGGAAAAACCATTAAAAAGGTATACTGGTTACGCTGGAGAAATTGGTATTGCTGATAGAATATTAAAGAGTAATTTTAGTTATAGTGTAAGTTACAAACAATTTAACTCTTTTGAAGATAGTGCTTTAAACACCGCCAAAAACAATCAAATGAGATATGTTTTAGCTTATACCATTAACGACAATCATAGAATTTCAATAAAAAAACAAGACCAACGAGGTTATACACAATATGATGGTCTTTACATAGGTTACAGTTATAGGTTTAAATAAAAAATGACAACAAAAGTTACTTCAAATGTTTTAGAAAATACCACGGTGACTCCAGGAACTTATGGTAATGCTACACAAACATCAACTATCACCGTTGATGCACAAGGCCGAATTACATCAGCAGCTAATACATCAATTACATCTGCACCAGCACTTAACACAGGAAACTGGACAATTTTTGAATCTGGCGGTAAATTATATTTTGCATATGGTGGTGTAAACAAATTCAGTATGGATTCTTCTGGTAACTTTGTTGCTGTCAATAACGTAACTGCTGCTGGCACACCATAATGGCTTTAAATGGTTCGGGCCCAATTAGTTTGATAGGTGCAACTGCTGGTCAATCAATCCAGCAAGAGCTAGGCCTGTCTGGTCAAATTAGTTTATTGGATTCTGCTGTTCGTACATTGGCAGGAGTGCCCACAGGTTCAGTTACAATGCCAACTAATTTTTATGGTAAATCAAGTGTATTTTCATTTACTATTTCATCTAATCAACAAGAAGCCAACCTAAGAACACTGGCATTGGCTGCAGGATGGGATGGTACATCATCTGTTACTGCAACTGTAAATGCTGGTGTATATGTTTGGTCAGATAATACTGGTGTAGCAGGTTTAACAATTAATGGTTCTTGGCCTGGCGGAGTAACATTAACTAATAACGGATACATTATTGGAAAAGGTGGTAAAGGAGGCACTAGTGGGGGTACAACAGCTGGTGCTTCAGGAGGTTCGGCGATATCTTTAGGCATCAATGTCACTATAGTAAATGGTTCAGGTGCATTTATAGCTGGCGGTGGTGGCGGTGGTGGCGGTAATTTAGCTGGCGGTGGTGGCGGTGCCGGTGGAGGAGATGGAGGATTGGGTAGATTTACGAGTCCTTTTGGAACTGGAGGATCAATAGGTTCTTCAGGAAGTAATGGAGGCCAACCAGTTGGATCAGGTAACGTTGGCGGTTCTGGTGGCGGTGCTGGTGGCGGTGCAGGCGGCACGATTGCTACTGGTCCACCAAATCCAGCTTTCGGTGGCTGCGGCGGTGGTGGAGGCCGAATATTACCGGGAACTGGTGGCGCAGGTGGTCCCGGAGGTCCTAGTACCGGTGGTGCCGGCGGTAGTGCAGGTAATGCTGGTTCAGTAGCCAGTCCCTCCAGTAGCCATGGTAGTGGAGGTGGCGGTGGCTGGGGTGCATCTGGTGGTACCGCATCTGCCGGATCAATTGCTGGTGGTGCGGGTGGTAAAGCAATTGCATTAAATGGTTATTCAGCAACAACAAGTGGTTCGGGAACAACATATGGAGCAGTTTCCTAAAAATTCGATTTTTTGCGTTTCGGCCCTAAAATTTTTCGCCGCAATTTCAAATACTAAAAAAGCGATTTTACTCCTAAGAGCAGAATAAATAAAGAATGGCAACCTTAAAAAAACTATACTCCGACATAGACTTCACATTCACTCGTAAACCGGTGACCAATGATGTCGCTTTGAGTTTTGATGAGATGGCTGTTATAAGGTCGGTTCGCAACCTTTTATTGACCAACCATTACGAGAGACCATTTCAACCAGAGTTAGGCTCAAATATCAACACATTATTGTTTGAACCTATTTCACCCATTACATCTTCATCGTTACAGACTGAAATTGAAAACATGATTACCAACTATGAGCCTCGTGCTCTGGTGAAAAGTGTTACTGTGAATGCACAACCAGACAAAAATGCGTATGAAGTGAGTTTAGAATTTTACATACAAAATGCAACGCTACCAACAACAGTTACCATCCTTTTAGAGAGAAATAGATAAAATGGCAGGCGAAAATTCAAATATTCAAATTACCGATTTGGATTTTAATACAATTAAAACCAATCTAAAACGGTATTTACAAGCTCAGACCACACTTCAAGATTATAACTATGAAGGTTCTGCACTTTCTACTCTACTAGATGTTCTTGCATATAATACACAATATCAGGCATACTATCTGAACATGGTGGCCAACGAGATGTTCTTGGATTCAGCATTACAACGAGCTTCTGTTGTTTCTCACGCTAAACTATTAAACTATACTCCACAATCGGCGGCCGCATCACGAGCTCAGATTGATTTGGTGGTGAACAATGTAACGACCAGCTCTCTAACTCTACCAAAATTTACCAGTTTTCTCTCCGAAGCAATTGATGGCATCAGTTACAGGTTTGTTACACTTAATTCAACGACAGAAAACACCGATTTTGCCAATAACACAGTAACTTTTGATAATCTGGTGATTAAACAAGGTGAACCAGTTACTCTTTCATTTACCTATGATTCTGCGGCCAATCCAACGGCAATCTTTGAATTACCTGACACCAATGTAGATACGACTACTATCTCTGTTGTTGTTCAACAAAGCACATCCAATTCTTCTTCACAAGTATTCACATTAGTTGATGACTATTTGGCACTCAACGGCACAACCAAGGCTTTCTTTTTACAAGAAGCAACAAATGGTTTCTATCAAATTTATTTTGGTGATGGTATACTAGGTGAAGCACTAACGGATGGTAATGTGGTGTCTGTATCATATATCATCACTTCAGGCACAGCTGCAACGGATGCCAATAACTTTGTATTGATGGATACAATCTCTGGTTTTTCAAGTTCAACGATTACACCAGTACAAGCTGCAACACAAGGTGCAGAAAGAGAAACGATTGAATCAATTAAATATACGGC